ACCTGCAACTACAGGCATAGAAGTAAATGCATCTGAAGCATTAGCTAGATTAGGGCTTATCGAAAAAAGGCTATATGACTTTAGACCTGTTTTTAGATGGATAGCAGGAGATTTTGCTAAATCCCAAGGCACAATGTTCAGAAAAAGAGGTGCTATTTCTGGATATGAGAAGTGGGCCGACTTGAGTCCAAAGACTATAGCAAAGAAAAGAGGAAAAAACAAAAGGAAAATCCTGCAAGACACAGGAAAACTGTATCGGTCTTTAACTAATACATCTGATAGCAATTTTGCCGCTGTTTATAATAGAAAATCATTAGAAATAGGAACTAAAGTCCCTCATGCGAAATACCACATGACAGGGACTCAAAACATGCCTCAGAGATCTTTATTTAGAGTTGCAGAAAAAAGAAGAAGATCTTGGACAAGTAAAATTTTAAGGTATGCCGTGAGTAAAAAATTGCCAAAATTTGAAGGGCTTAGATAATGGCAGGTAAAAGAGATATTGCTTGGGTTGCTGACACAATTATTTCTACAATAAAAAGTGATTTGCCTGCAAAGCTTAATGAATTAGACGCAGAATACAATGACGGTATCGTTTTAGAGGACATACCCGAACAGTTTATGTTTGTGTCTGAAAAACTGAACCCACCGGGATACCCTTTGCTTGTCGTTATAGCAGAAGGGACAGATTTAAATCCTTTTGATGGGCAAAGTAGATACGGCATTGAACATCACGATGTTACCATTGCAATAGCCCTTATAAGTAGAGGCGAAGACGAAGAATATCTTAAGCGCAGAGCAATGAGGACTATAAGGGGCATAGAAGAAGTTTTTTTAGAAAATAGAACCATGAATGGTAACGTAAATGACGTTATATGTATCAGTAAAGAGTATTCGCCTCTAGTAGGCGATGATGCAAGCACATTTTTTTTACAGGAAGGACAATTACAGATCCGTGTCGAAACTATGACTTGAGGGGGTTATGGAAACGATATCTGAAGATGGAGAAAAAACTGGCTTTAAAGCTTATAAAGAACAGATTAATTCTCTTAGAATGTATAAAGAGACAATTAAAGCTGAACTAAGTAAGCTTGAGGCTAATTCTACAGCTAAAGAAGTTGCAGGTAAGGCTATTGGAAAGAATGGGTTAGTTTACATCACCATTATTGTTGTTATTGGTGTTGCGGCTAGCCTTTTCTTGGATCAAGATAAAATAGCCGCAGTTATGGGGCTGTTAGGGTCTTCGCTTACCGCTCTTATCTCAATGCTAGCTTCTATTGCAGGGGCAAGTGAAAAGCAAGAAAAGCCAGAGTTTGCGGTTATCAAAGATCTAATTGATAAGTTGGACAAGTTGGATAAAGAAGAAGTCCCAATGAAGGTTGATGTAGATGGTGGTAATGTTGTTGTTACTAGAGGGAATGATGTCATAAGAGCGTCTGAGAATTCCCATAATAAAACCCATAAATAAGGAGGCTCTATGCCTAAGTTTAAGTATACTGGCGAAGGAGTTTTCAGATATGGCTCTATTGGCATAAGGAATGGAGACATAATTGAACTTTCTTCAGCACCTAATAAGAATTTCCAAGAGGTATCAGAAAAGAAGAAAAAGGCTTCGACCCCATCCAAGCCAGAGAAAGAAGATACAAAAGATAGCTTTAGTAAAAAAGATATTAAAAAGGAGAGCAGTGAAAATGAGTAGAGAAGATTTTTTAATTGGTGGGGCGAATGAACTTTTCCCCGGCAGTCAAACAATTATATATGTGGAAGAAGAGGCAACCTATGGTGCGGCCCAGACCGTAAACGGTGCTAATTCCTTTAGGACTATAACTGAAAGTTTGGGTGGAGCGGAAGAGCGTGAATATCGTCCAGATCGCTCTGGAAGTGCCGACCACCTTGAAAGGTATCAAGGACGTAAGTCTGCTGAATGGGAAATTTCAAAATTAATCCTTCCAAGCGGTTCGGTTACTACCGAACCCGATGACGATTTTATGTGGAAGAATCTATTCGGCAACAAAACAGTTAATGCAACGAACATTGAGTATACGCTTGCTACGGCCCACACCTCTTCTCTGACCATTCGCCGTGGTATTCGCACTGGAGGAGCGCAGGGAACTGCGGAAATGGGTGAGCAGGTTCGTGGTGCTATTGTATCTGGAGCAGATATTGCTTGGGGCGCGAACGGAAACAATGGATTGGCCCAGATCACTTATAGGGGACAGGCCAAGGATTATGGATTTACCGGCAACTCAAGCATTGCTGATGGATATGTAAATATTGCTACTAGCGCGGCTACTTTTAGAGTTACGAATCCGAAGCAGTTTACCGTTGGAAGCGTAGTTAAGATTGGAGCGGCGGGTGCTGTTGATTCTGATACTGGTGGTGGCAATGGTATCGTAATTGATACCGTAAACTACACTACGGGAGAAATTGCTTTTGGCGAAACGCTTGATGCTACGCATTCTTCGGGTGTTGCCGTTATGGTTTATAACCCAACAGAAAGCACTTCTGGATCTCCTCTCCATGCTCGTATTGGCTCTCTTTCTTTGGATGGATCTACCTCTCAGATAGACCACTTGGGCGGTAACATTACCATTGAAGACAATAGAGGATTGCTAAATGAGGAAGTTGGTTATGATTCGGCTTCCCGTGTTATGCGTATGGATCGCAGAACAGTTACCTTTAGCTTGGATTTTTTGGTAAAGAAGGATGAGCTTGGAACCCTTTTAGGTAATATGGTCACTAAGACGGCACAGAATATTCAAGTTAATATCGGTAACGAAGCAAACAAGACGCTAAAGATCATTATGGCTAACAGCGAATTCGATTTTACTTCTTTGGATGTTCCAGAGCAAGAAATGGTTCGCGTTTCAATGACAGGCGTTGCTTTAGGTTCAAGTGGTAATGATTCTATTAAAGTTCGTATGCTGTAATTAGTTACATTTGGTGGGAGCTTAAGAATTAAGCTCCCACTACAACAAACCCTACTAAGGAGATTATATATGCCCCTCAAGTTTAGCAGTAAAGAATTGACGTTTATCCCAACTTGGGAAGGAAACAATGAACTGTCAGAAGATGAAAGAATTGAAATATCCTATAAGCCACTAAAGGTAAAGGATGTTTTTTTTATACAAAATCTTATTGGTGATGCTAATAGGTCTAAAATTGAAGACGAAACAATAAATAGTGAAGATTTCAATTCTTACTGGCAAATGCTTAGTGAAGTGATTACAAAGTATACATTTAACTGGAAAAATGTAACTATTGATGGTGTGTCAGAAACAGATCCAAGCAAAATAATTGAAGTTTTTACAACCAATGAAATGGAATTACTAAACGAAATATTTAATCACGTTATGGGCAACTCTACAGTTTCTGAGGAAGAGGAAAAAAACTTAGAAACGCAATCAGAGGATACTGCCTAGGCTTAAAGTATGATTGTAATTCTTGCATTAAAAGTGGGTTGCAAGAAGAAAGAAATTGCTTAGGAAGATATATCCCTCAAGAAGATAAAAAGGGGCTTTTCCCTCCTCATAAATTAGGTTTTGATGAGAGAGGGATGCCTCTTTACTCTTGGGAATGTCTCACATTGGCAGTAAGTGAAGATTGCTGGTCTGTTATAGATCTTTTCTGGCTTTGTCATGTTTTAATGCCGTCTTTTTCTGGCATGGCTGTAGAAAGAGTCGATTTACCAGATTCTGGTGGAGTATTAGAACAAATAAACTGGACAATGGAATGCTTTAAAATAATACTCAGTGAGTATTATTTGTTTTCTAAAGGCAATGAAGGTGAAAGACAAAGAGAAGCAGAAAGTAAAAAGCAAGCTGAAGAAATAAAAAAGAAGTATAGCAAATAATTCGCTTTGTTATGGAGATATTAAATTGAACTTTGTTACGCCTAAAAAAGAAGATAGACTATTTGGTGGAGCAAGTGTTAATGTAGGTATAGTAGTTAGGCTTACAGATGCGGCTACTAGAGGATTAAGGGGGATACGCTCTTCTATCTCCTCTTTGAGTGGTGTAGCTGGTAAAGCAACAAAGTCAGTTTTTTCTTTGCAGGGCGCAATTGTAGGTTTGGCCGCTGGTGCGGTTACTTCTAAAATAGCTCAATATGCAGATGCTTGGGCTACTACAGCAAATAGGCTTAAGGTTGTTGGAGTTGAGGGCAGTAAAGTAGTCAATACTCAAGAACAACTTTTCAAGATTGCACAACAATCTAGAAGTCCTTTAGATGCTGTAGGTAGTCTCTATAGTAGAATAGCCATGTCTACTACTGAGCTAAATCTCTCTCAAGCAGAGATGCTTGAACTTACAGATACCATAGGTAAGTCATTCCAAGTCTCTGGTGCTAGTGCCATAGAAATGGAAGCGGCTATTATGCAGTTGGGCCAAGGTATGGCATCTGGGACTTTAAGGGGCGATGAACTCAGATCTGTCTTAGAGCAAGCACCTAGACTAGCAAGAGCTATTGCTGAAGGTATGGGTGTTCCATTTGGACAACTTAGAAAGATAGCGTCCGAGGGCAAGATTACTTCTGCGGCATTGGTGAGAGCACTACAAAGCCAAGGAGGTCAAATTAGAGAAGAATTCGATCTTATGGAACCGACCATAGGATCGATGATGACTCAAGTAGATAATGCCTTCAGAAGAATGGTAGGCACTCTAAATGAGCAGATTAAGTTTACTGAACCTATGAAAGGTGCAATACAATTCATAGTTGATCTGCTTACTACTAAAATACCTGCCGCATTTGCCGCTATACCAAAGCTTCTTGATATAATGTCAAGAGGATTTGACATTATAAGTGACATTGCTAGTGATTTTTATGAAGAGCTTACTAGCAATCCAATGGAATCATTTGAAAGAATGTATACGGCATTTGCACACAATGCCGTAAATACTTTTAGCGCAATAAGTGAAGTCGGAGTAAGGGCATTTAATTTAATTGTTGATAGTGGTATAGATTTTTTCAAATTCCTTTTAACTAAGATTACTACAGATTTTGAAAACACTTGGAAAAGTGTATATAGGTTTGCACTCGTTTTATTTATAAATCCTCTTATCAATGCTTCTACTATAGGCATAAAAAAAATAGCAGGTCTGTTTGACGCTATTTTGCCAGATGATTGGATTCAAGAGATCAATGATCTGGCCGACTCAATAAGTACTATCGACTTACCCGAATTAAGTCCACCAAGCGCAGAATCAGTACAAGCATGGGATAATCTTGTCCAAACCACAAAAGAAGGTTTTTCTAATGTAGGTGAGGGCGTTCTTGATGGACTTGATATAATTGGTAGCTCTTATTTAGATAACTTAATTGAGACTTTTAATGTTTCTGAAGAGAATCAAGAAAAACTTAGAGGCTTATTTGGAGAAGTTCAGCAGGTAATTGATGAAACTGCAAATTCTGTAAGTGAAGCAACTGAAGAAGTTGTAGAATTTGCTGAAGAGACAGTAAAACAAGAACCTAAAGTTATTGGGTTCTGGCAAAATGTTGGTAACGCAATAAATAATAATGTCAGAACGGCAGTAGATGCATATAGAGAAAGTTTAGGTACTATTGAAACTCAGATACAAGATTTTACACAGACAATACTAACATCTTTAGAAGGTGGAGTTTCAGAAGCATACAGGAATCTATTATTCGGATCAGAGGATGTTAAAGCGGCTGAAGAAGCGATAAAGAAACTTGAACCATTAAGCGAACAAATAAGAAATACTTTTACTGATGACTTAGTAGATACTCCTTCAGATTTTCTTGCCGTTGAATCCATACAAGCAAGGTTGCAAGAAGTAGCAGATGATCAAAGATTGCCCAAAAATCTACAGGCATATGCAAGAAACCTTATATCATCTTTTGGTCTTGAAGCTCCGACAGAAATAGCTTCTCAAATAGATAGATTAGTAAAAAAGCTTGAAGATGAAACTGGTTTTATTGCAAGGATGAAAGCTTTTGGAGGCTCTATAAAAGACAGCTTAGTGTTAGGCTTTCAAGATGCTACGGTCCAACTTCTTACAGCACAAACAATGAAGGCATTGTTGTCGATAGGGGAAGATGCATACGCAGTAATAAAGGATCAAGGTGCTAAGATATTTACCTTTCTTGCCGAAGAGGGATTTCCTAAGCTGTTAGAGTATGCGAATAAAACCTATGATTTTGCCATAAATCTAGTTGGCGATGCTTTTACTAAGCTGTCTGAGCTTGGAGATGAAATAGCTAATTTTACAGGCAAGGCGTATCAATTTGTAGTAAATCAAGCAGGTAACGCTTTTGATAAGCTTTTGGAGCTTGGTGGAAAGCTAAAAGTCTTTGGATCTAATGTATACAGCTTTACGATCAATCAAGCCGGTAATGCCTTTAATAAGCTCAGCGATTTAGCTACTACATTAGGCAATTATGGGAGAGACATATATTACTTCACTATAAATCAAACAGGTAATGCACTTACTAAATTAGGTGAAATAGCAAGTTCTATAGCTGGATTTAGCGGCAAGACCTATCAATTTGCAGTAGATCAGCTTGGCAATGCTTTAAGTAGCATACGTGAAACACTTGGAAAAATAACAGATGTCAGTGGTAGGGTTTATAAATTTGTAGTAGATCAGATTGGTAATGCTCTAATGAATATTAGAGAAACTGTCGGGAAAATATCAGATATAAGCGGCAAAGTTTACAGATTTATCGTTGACCAATTTGGCAATGCTTTATTAAACATTAGAGAGACAGTAAGTAAAGTTAAAGAGATTTCTGGAAGGGTTTACAGATTCATTGTTGATCAGCTTGGCAATGCGTTGCCCAACATTAGAGAAACAGTAAGCAAGATACAACAAATTTCTGGCAAGGTTTATCGTTTTATTGTTGACCAGTTGGGGAACGGACTTAAAAGGATAACAGATACTGTTTCTAAAATACAAGATATAAGCGGCAAAGTTTATAGATTTATCGTTGATCAAATTGGCAATGGATATCAAAAAATAATAGACACAGCAGATAAGGCTTTAGACATAGGCAGAAGGGTCTACAATTTTTCAGTTAATCAAATTGGAGATGGGCTTGAAAAAATAGAAAGCATACTTTCAAAGGGTGCTGATTTAGCAACAAAAAGTTTTAATTTTTCAGTAAACCAATTAGGCAATGGATTAGAAAATTTAGTAGAAATAGGCAGAAGAATAGATGACATATCTGGAGGGGTGTTTACCGCAACTATAAATATAGCAGGTGATGCCTTAAGGGAAACTTTAGATATTGGTGATGAGTTATTAGATCTTACTAAAAAAGTTTTCGATGTTGAAGTGAATTTGAAAACAATAGGAGATGGGTGGAAGAAGTTTGCTGATTTGGGTTTAAAGACTATAGATCTTGTCTTAGAGATATCAGAGTCTTCTATGGACAAAATTAGCGATGCTTTTAGCATTTTGGGTGATATAGGGAGTAAAATAAAAGGCAACATGAGCACTGTTCTTATGTCAGCTTTTCTGGGTGCTCAAATAGGTAGCATGTTTGGCCCCAATGGAGAAATAGGAGGTGCGATAGGAGCAGGCTTAGGACAAGTTTTTGGGAGTCTGTCTGGGACTAAGCTTGGAGGTGAAATTGGAGCCGCTATTGGTGGATTCGCAGGTGGTATTATTGCAAAGGCATTTGCCGCTCCGTCAAAAGCCGCTGCTGAGCGGTTTGCCGAACAAGTCAGATTAGCTCAAACTGAAATTGCCGCAGCAGGTGGTATTCTTGAAGCTACACAAAGGCCAGAATTTTTTGAACAAGTAGGATTTGCTTCTCAATTAATAGGAATAGAGTCTTTTAGAGATCAGCTTCAGATAGCTTTAGGATTTACGAGACAACAGTTTGATGATTTATTTGACTTGGAGGACTTTGTAAAATTAGATGTTTTAAGAGCCGCTGTTGAAGGTGGCGTAGGCGAAGGGTTCTTAAAGATGGCGGCAATAACCAGAGAACAATTCATACAATCATTGTATGAGAGCCAGTTACAAGCTGTTGATTTCTTTGTGCCTTTGACGGAAGAAGAACAAAGAAGGGTTTTTGAACAAACTTCTGGAGCAGATGTAGTTAGCACAATTTTAAGATTCTCAGAAGCGGCACAAGAAAGAGCACAAATAGATCCAGATTTTGCCGCTGCAATTAGTGGTAGGCATGGGGCATTGGTTCCCGGCCCTCCTTCTAGGGCTGTTCCTGCCATTGTTCACGGTGGAGAAAGGATTCTTTCTGTTGCTGAGCAAGAATCTATGGGAGGTAATGTTGTCAATGTTTCTTTTACTATTAATGGAAATGGCGATAGAGAAATACAAAGAATGATCGCAAGCACGCTACCTCAAATTGAAAACAGCATCTTTAAAGCAATGTCTAAGAAAGCAAGATATGGGCAGATATCTTTTGATAATCGTGCCGTAAGAACAGCGAGTCAGATTTAAAATGGCAAATAAGGTTCGATTTTTATCATCAACTGATGATGTATTAAAAGATGCTACTATAAGTGCGTCTTCTGAGACTTCCGGTCTTCCTGTCACCAATGTTCAAGACGATTTAATTAGGAAAGTATATAGGACAACAGGCAGGGATAATGAATGGATAAAGTTTGCCGCATCTGGAGGTGCAACCGGAATAAATGTTGTTCAGATCTCAAATTTTTCTGCTAGTAAGGATGCGATAATTTTATGGCAAGGAAATGCCACAAGTGATTTTAGTTCGCCAAGCTTAAACGTAACTTTGTCTATGGCTACTGATGGGGCAGGTCAAGAGATAAGGAAGATTACTCACTTCTTTGATTCTGTAGAAACTTATGAGCATTGGCGTTTGTATGTAGAGGATACAGGAAATTCGTCAGTGAATATTGATGTGGGTAGGATAATGGCAGGTAGATATATTGAGCCACAGCAGAATCTGAGAGAGGGATTTTCTATGGTTAGGATAGATCCTTCAAGATATGTGGCAGTTAAGGGAAGACAGGGGTATGCAAATACCAGAAGAAGGTATACTCAGTTATCTTATAGTGTTTCCTATATGTCTGAATCACAGCAAGATCAGATATTGGCAATATTTGAAAAAGTGGGTAAGTATGCTCCACTCATGCTTTCGTTAGATCCAGAAGTAAGGCCAAACCATAACACGTATTACTGCCAAATTCAAAACGATTCTCTATCTTTCATTCATACATTTGGTAGAGAAATGAATTTGAACGATATTGTATTTGAAGAAAAAAATTAGTATCTAAAGGCACTTAAAACTCTTTTCATTGCGTGAAAATTAATGGCTTTTAACGCTACAGCAAAATCTTCTGAATACCATTATTTAGTGGAATTTTTATTAGATTCTACTACTTTACGTTTTGCTGATTCTGATATCTCTATACAGCATTCTAATACAACTGGATACTTTTATGAAGGTAGGTTGCCAGAGTCTGGGACACTGAGTAGAAGCTTAAGCTCTTTTATTGAGCCAAAGGAAACGCTACAGTCTTTTGATGTGAAGTTGGATAATACAGATGAAAAAATACAAGAATATATAGATTCTTTTACTTTTGCTAATAGAAATGTAAATATTTGGTTAGGTGAAGGGGAATCAAAAAATGATTACAGTATCGTCTTCCCCGGCTTTGTTGCACACCCCGCAGGTGTAGAATGGGATGAAGATTCCGCAAAAATTACAGTTATTGATAGAAGATTAAAAGACCGTAGAATCCTACCGGAAAAAGATTTTACTGCTCTCGATTTTCCAAACTTACAAAGGAATGCTAGTGGACTTTCTATACCTATTATATATGGGGACTATTCTTCTGCCGCCGCAAATGCTATTTCAGTACAAGCTTATTGCATTTCTACTACTGCCGCGAATGCTAGATTTAAGGTGGCAGGGCATAGAATAAATTCACTAGACAGAGTTTTGCAAAATGGGCTTGTCACGGCTTATCAGAATGTTTCGCTTGAAGATGCAACTTTTGAATTAGTAGGATCTTATAACTTTACCAATGATCTAATTACAGCTAATGTAAAAGGTTATGAAACTTCAAATGGGACTTTGATAGAAACGCCACAAGATGTATTGAAAAATGTTTTAACGGTTGATCTTTCTGTAGATGTTGAAAATTTGAATCTTACTGCTTTTGATTTACTTGATTCTAGTGTAACTGAGCCTGTTAGAAGGGTTATTAATGTAGATACAACAAGTGAAGTGCTAATATCAGAACTAATCAATGAATCTGCTATAGAGTTGCGTTTTGTTGATGGGAAATATAGCCCTGTATTTAGGTTGATTACTGACAAGTCTTCCTCTTTTGATGTTTATGATTCAGATATAGTACTTGAAGATGTAGACAGAGATAAAGCTGATATAGTATTTAGAAGAGACACCCAAAGGACTTTTACTAACAAGATAAGGGCTTCCTATAATTTTGATCCTGTTTTTGGGACGTATTTAGGTGATTACGAAAAAACAGTAACTGCTTCCACCGAAGAGGTGTCTTCTACAATTGAAAGGCCAATGACATTTAATTGGCTATACGAAAAAGATACAGTTGAAGCTAGAGTACAAAGAGAATTAATACAGTATTCTAATGAGCCTACAGAAGTAGAAGTAACTATTTCACATAAGGGGTTGCAGAAGAATTTAGCTGATGTTTTTTCTCTGAATTATAATATTTTTGATGATATCCCTTTCCAAATCAGAGGCATGGAAACGGATTTAAGTTCAATGACCACAAGGATATACGGATTTGGTCTTGCGGAACTCAAAGTGGGCCTTTGGACAGATGATACTGTTCCATCGTATGTCAGTGCTTCTGATGCAGAAATAGCTTCTTCTGGATGGTGGTCTACTGATTTAGGTTATATAGTTTCTGGGAATAGTACAACTCTAAACCAATCGCTTTGGTTTTAAGGAAGATTATTAAAAATGGCATTTGCTAACGAATTTACAAACAATCTTTCAGCAATTGTTGGGAACCCTACGAGGGCTATAGAATACAATCAGTTGGCAAGGAATTCAGACGCTAATAAAGAAAGATTCATACAGGGGCATCATTTTAATAATATTGGAATAGTTAATGAAGACGGGTATCACTTTGGGGACTATTCAAATCCCTTATGGATGTATTCTAAAAGCACTGGAAATTCAACAGCTAAATATTCTGCTTTATGGGTTAATACAGAAGATGCAAATCCACATCTAAGAGTAAAAATTCAAAGCACAACAGCGGCTATTAGTGCAATTGATGCAGGTAGTATTTTTGGTATTGATGTTCAGCCAGAAGGCACGACAGGCAGGCTAATTGTCAGCAACAACACCCAGTTGTTAGCAGAGGATAATTTGCTTTATGAGTCGTCAAATATGTCTGGGGCATTGGTTTTTTATGATCTAAATGCATCTAATGCCACTGGATCTATTGTGGGCCAGATTGCTTTTACGGATACATCTGACCATGTTGAAAACAATGTTGTTATTGGCAGTATAGGATTTCAGAAAAGTAAGGACAATAATGTAGGATCAGAGATATTCTTTATTAATGGAGTAAAAGGGACTTCGGGCGGTAGCCCTATTGTTGTAAATATTGAAAACATTAGGATGTCCACTTTTGGAACATCCATTAAGACTCTTTTAGTAGGTAATACATCAGAGATATCAACTTCAGCACCATCTAATATTTTAGAAGTCTCAAGCTCAAGTGCCGCTAATGTGATGGCACTTAGGACTACAAGCACTGATGGTGCTTACATGCAGATCTATGAAAGTGCCACAAAGTTAGGAGAAATAGGTGCTGTAAAAGGGATACTTACATCCTCTTCAAGCTCTACTGATATAGGCATAAAAGCTGTTGGGGGAATACATCTTGCTACTAATGGAGATAATACACAAATATTAATTGATACTACTGGTGCAATTGGCATAGGCAAAACGCCCGATACTTGGCATTCTAATAATATTAGCCGCTTACAGTTAAATGCTAATGGTAATATTTTTACCCGATCTGAAGGACTTTATTCGACAAGCAACTTTTATTATGATGCATCTGATGCAGGGAGATTTCAAGAAAATGGTTATGCCATAAGTCAATCTCATAATACTTCTACAGGGCAAATTCTTTTTTCTTTTTCTACGTCTTCAAATAGCTCTGGTGCTGGTGCACTCGCTAGTATTGCCACTACAATGGCCGTAGAGCCTTCTGCCGTTGGTATTAATACGACCACGCCAACGGCCCCTGTTGACATCAACACATCTGGAAACACGCATTTAATATTTAAATACCAAAACAGCAGCACACAAAGATCATTTATTGCAACTAATGCAGGAATTAGTACGGCTTACAACGGTTTAGTCATTGGGTCTAATGCAACCCAACAGGGAACACAAGCAAATACAGGGTTATCCTCGTGGTATCAAAGGCTTGGCCCAACTGACGCGACAGGTGATGCGTGGAGTGTCGCGTATCAAGCGGCAGGTGGAAGCGTTGTCGAACGCGCCCGCATCACGAGCGCAGGCGATCTGCTTGTTAACACATCGTCAGCAATAGCTTCAGCGTCTAATACTGCTAATAATTTTACGTTTTCACCCAGTTCTGGATACGCGTGGCTTGCAGTTTCGGATTCGGGTGGTGTTTACACACAACGGCAAAACGATGGCAACTTTTTCACATTTTACAAAACTACGTCTAACGTTGGCTCAATATCGGTAAGCGGTTCTACGACAGCTTACAATACCACCTCTGACTACCGTTTGAAAGAAAATGTCATAAACATCACAGACGGCATCACGCGCATCAAATCGCTCAAACCCTCACGTTTTAATTTCATATCAAACGCTGATCAAACAGTCGATGGGTTTGTGGCGCATGAAGTCTCTGACGTTGTGCCAGAAGCTATTTCTGGCGCGAAAGATGCCGTAGACGATGAGGGCAATCCAGAATATCAAGGCATTGACCAGAGCAAGCTGGTGCCGTTGCTAACAGCCGCACTGCAAGAAGCAATCACTAAAATCGAAACCCTTGAAACCAAAGTAGCCGCACTCGAAGCGGCATAAGGAGAATAGACAATGCCAACGTACAGCCATGATTTGACTATCACAGACCGCATTCGCGTCGGGACTGAAACGCTCGGTGACGGCAGCGTGCAGACCGACTGCATAGGTGCCGTAGTATGTATCGCAAAAGCGACAGACACGGACACGGGCGAAGTCGCGTCTACTGATCCGTGGGT